GGATATAGGTTGTTTAGCCTTTGTTATCGGCTTGGTTGATTTTTGTTGTTGGCTCTCTAATTTGAGTTCCAATTTCATTAACTTGGTAGCTTTCGCCATTGTTCCTAGACCTTCTAAAGCGTTAGCTTCGTGAGGGTTCTTTGCTAAGTAGTAAGCTAAATCAACACCCACATCAGACTCGCCTATGTATTCCATAAGTTCGGCTGTGTTTTTTGGTGAAAGCTTAAAAGTTTGAGCAGTTGATGCCATTGCTTGGTCAAAATCAGCATATACATCGGCTTTCTCTTGCTTTTTAGCCTCCCATACTTGGGCTTTGTGTTGAGCTATCACTTGTTGCTTTTGGGCTTCAAGCTGTTGCTTCTGTTGCTCTGCTGTGTTACGCATTACACCATGTTTAACTTGCTCGCTTACACTTAACTCGTCTAAGTTCTCAGGCTCTGGCTGTTCCAAAAACTTATTTGCATACTCTAGTTGAGCTTCAAGCTCTGCAATCTTCGCATCTTTCTGCTCACGCTGTTTTGTGAGCTTATCAATACGCTTCTGCGCCCCTTTTGGGAGGTTGCCTTGCTTCTCTACCTTTGTATTGCTAGTGGCTTCTACTTCTTCGCTAACTTCCTCAGACTCAGGTTCTGCATTACCTTCCTCTTCCGTTTCTAGCTCTTCCGTTTCTTCCTCTTGGGTCTCGTTTTCGGTTGTTCCCAATGTTTCAACCAACTCTTCCTCAGAGTCAACTACAGGATTTTCTTCTTGCATAAGTTTCCTTAACTTCAATTGTTCAATACCCCCTTTAGGTGGAGGTCTAACCTTGTGTAAATTTACTCGGCTTCAACTTCTACTTCAATCTCAGGTGCGCTTGTAACGATTGTAGGCATCCCAATATTGTCATTTTCTGTCAATTCCCTATCCTCTAATATACTATTATTTTTTGAAATTGTCTCTTTTGCTAATTCCATAACACTTTTTCTTGTTTCTTGTGCTATGTCTTTGTCTTGAGCTACTGCATTACCAGTCTGTTTTAGAGCTTCCACTTCAAGCTTACCTTGATTTTGTAGCTCTGTTTGTGCTAACTTAGTTTCCGAATCGATTTGTTTCATCACAAGGTCATTCTCACGCTCTTGTTTCTGTGCTAGGATAAAGTTATTCATTTGTTTAATATGCTCCTCTGCTTGCATTAACATCTGCTCTTGTTCTTCTATTGTCGCCTCTGCTTCTTGTAGTGCCATCATTGCTTGAGGATCAGGTGCATCTTCTCCACCACCTAAAGCTTGTATGAACTTCTCAGAGTTTTCAACATCTAACATTTCCACAAGTAGAGGCGCTATATTGCCTTCTTGCATCTTCTCAGGGAACAACTGCATCATTTCAAGTACGCTCTGTGTATCTGCTCTGCGCCTTGATTCACGCATTGAGCCACCTTTTATACTCACCTCTGCATCTTTTAGCACTTCCTTTGTCAGGATTTGGCTAAAGTCTATCTCTTGAAATTCTCTATTTCCTTTTTCGTCACGAATAGCGTGCTTTTGTGGGGTATCTCCTACATAAGGGAGTAATTGGAGCACAATCTTATATACTTGAGTCATTGACTGCTCTAAGTTATCAGCATATTGGATAGTAGCTATCTCGCCTTGAGTGTTGCGTTGGAATACAGCACCGCTTGCTTCATTAGCACCTTGAGCCATCCCCATCATTCCATCATTCACACCAATTTGTGCGCCCATATCTTGAGCAACTTGCATCATTGATTGAGAAAGTCCGCCTGTATAGGCTTGGTTATCCAACCTTTGAGGAGGTGCAACAGGTTGACCGCTAAATGTGGTAGGCTTATAGGTCAAATACGGAATACTAGAAGTGTTTGCGCTCTCCCATTCGTCCTTATAACCTTCTAGTTGACCCTCTGCTACCAACATAGGAGCTTTTGGTGCTTTTGATACTAACTCAAGCTCATTGCTCTTGTAATAGTTCAATGTACGCTGTGAATCCCAAAGCCAATATGATACACCAGCCCACTTTTTATTTTCAGTTGCTTCTAAGTAAAGCCTATCACCATATACAGGAACAATCGGAATATTTGTGATTGGAAGCGTTTGATGCTCAACTATATCTTCACCCACAATGCGATAGCACTCTGTTGTTGTGACTGTCACTCTACGCTTATTCACTACAACAAGCTCGCCCTTTTCAGTTGTGGCGCTTAAAAACTCCTCTTTTGTTACTCCCTCTGGAATTTCATCTAAAAAAGAGCCATCAATAAGGAAGTATCTCCACTTGCTTGATTCTTTAAGCTCATAATAAGTAGCATCCATTATAGATTCAGCAGGCACAGCCCAACTAGAGTAAATATCTAAGCTGGAAGCACCAACGACTTCTATCTGTTCGCCCCACTTCTCTTTAGCTTGCTCTTTCGGTATGTAGGTGAAATATCCACCATCCCTAGCGTCTGAACCATCAATCTCTTCATGTACACCTAAGTAACATTGGCTTGGATTATCCACCTTGCCGATGAACACAGATTGCTCTAGGTTCTCGTTATCTTTGTAATCAGTATAAACACGCATAAAGCCTATGCCACCGATTACTTGAGTTTCATGAGCGCATTCAACAGCTTCTTTTGCTCTTGAGCTTATATCAATATCTCTAATCTTACCCATCACTATTTCAGTAGCTTGTGGGTCTTCTAGCTTAATCTCAGGTCTTAGCGGACTTTTACGAATTGGATTTATAATTCTATTAGCGTAAGGTCTAACTAGGTTCGTCGTAACCATTGGGCGGTTATCTCTAATCCTAGCATTAGCTACAGCAGAATCCCACATATCACCACTTGCAAATTGCAATTGCTCTTGTGTGAACTCATATTGCTCTGTGTATAGCTCAGAGTAGTTTGAGAGTGCTTTTTTGAATCTCTTTAGCACTTCCTCTTTCTTATCTTCTTTAATCATCCGCTAAATCCTATGCGCCTTGGACGCTTTCTTGTTTTCTCAACTACTCGTTTAACATCTGCATAGAAAGTCATTGAAAGAGCGTCACCCCAATCAGGTGAATGTATTCCCTTTCGCCTCATTTCCTCTTTACCAAGTAATTGTATCTTATTTTGGTTATTATAAAAGTAAGTAATAGTAGATAGTTGGCTCACCTTTTTATTTTGGGGTAGCTTTCCTGTGTCTGTAATCCAAGATTTAAGTTTGAACCACGTTTCCACACGCTGATTGAGATATTTAGATTCATCGGCTCCATACGCTCCATTAAAGTCATATACATCACACACGCCATTAAGTGAAGCCTTTAGTATATCAAACACTCCAGCAGAACCTGCACTATCCACGACTATGACTTCACAGCCTGATATTATCACCTGCTCTTTAGCCCAATCTGATAGCTCTTGAGTGTCCAAGCCCTTTGCAGAGTTCTCATAGATTATTTGATTGCCATGCCTCACTACAAACTCAGAGAAGTCACCGCCATATCTTGAAACATCTAAGCCTGCTATCTTTCGCTCTTGTGTTACAAATGGTGTTCTGTTTTGGCTTTGCTCAATCATGTAAGGAGTGATTAAGGTATTGTATTCTGAACCCATTGGTACACCTAGCCAAATATGATCATAGATTTTGTCTTGATTCTTTTGGCTCTGTTCTAAGTCAAATAGACGCTCTTTCTCTAGTTCTTCACCAAAGTAAGGGTTGTCACTAAAGTTCATTGTTTCAATGGCTGTGTCAGGTCTAGGGTTCTCTATAAACTCCCAAGTTGCATCGGTTGTATATCTTGGGTTAAAGCTCACCCAAATCTCACTGCCTCCTGCTCGTATAGTTGGTATTAGATTCCTCCAAGACTCTTTGCTTACGCTTTCTGCTTCTTCTACCCAAGCTATATGCACACCTTCAAGCGATTTTATTTTTTTAGGGTCGTTCTTTAAGCCCTCAAATATGAACTCACTCCCAGTTACTTTGTGCTTGATGCTTGCGCCTTGTATCTCATAGCTATCTTGCAGACCATATCGCCAAATCGTATCTTCTATTAACTTCTTAGCACTCTCTTTAATACTCTTCTGTACTTCCCTACAGCAAAGCACCCTAGTTTTATAAGTATTGGTAAAATGGACTAGAGCCTCAGCAATGCCCCAAGACTTAGCAGAGCCTCGCCCACCTTTTAGAATCTTAAACCTATGTTTCTCGTATAGTATCTTTAGCTTAGGGGAGCAAGGTTTGATAGTTATAGTTTTAGCGACTGCCAAAATCCACCTGAGAGTTAATTGTCAAGGCTCCTTGAATATCTATTTTGTCAGGTTCGTTCAACCCAAGCATCTTAGCTTGCAACTCAATAGCCTTTAAGTATGCTTGGAATTGTGGTTGCTCTTCTGTGAGTGCCATGTCCTTAGCGACTTGAATATCTTTTAGTAGGCTCTCTCTTGTTATATTGAGCTTTTGAGAAGTTTTTTCTCTTGCTTTCTGTATAGCCTCTTGTATATTAGGTTTTATAAGGTTTTCATTTGCTTGCGTATGGGCTGTCTTTTCACTATACCCTGCATCTATGCAAGCCCTTGTTCCATTCATACCATTTGCTAGGTAACACTCTACAAACTTAGCTTGCTTCGGTGTTAATTTTTTGGACTTGTCGGTCATCCATCCTCCTTACGACTTTAGGCTCAGTTGTTAAACTGATAGTCTCAAAGGTATCTTAAAAACGGAAAAAAGGCAAGTTAGTTAAGACTTACCCTTTGTTGTACTTGAATTATTAGCCTCGCTCCACATCTTTTTCCATTCTTCTAGCTCTTTATCAACAGGGAAATTAAGTTCATCTTGGAACTTGTTTAGGGCTTCATATAGGTATTGGGGTATCTCTTCCCAAAAATCTGATACAACGCACTCAATCATCCAATAAAACTTATCATCTTCTTTCTTGGTGTGTAGTTTTCCGTAGTAGTTGTATATCTCTCCGATTTTTCTACTCATTCTGACCTCCTAAGTCATTGGTAAATATAGAAATTATTATGGATATGCCCAACTGTAGGCAACTAAGGTGATCCCTAGTAAAAGAATAACATCATCCCATTCCCTCACCCTGATATATGCAATCGTAGTGAGTAGCGCCAATATGAAAGCCACCATTGGTATAGCTCTCTCAAAGCTCAGTATGCTGTTTATGATTTCTTTTATTTTCTCCATTTATTCAATATAGTTTATTAGTTTACAAGCTACCCCACAAATGAGTGGTTATTCACATTTAGGTATTTAGTGGAGTAGCTTGATTGTTGTGTATTGTGTAACTATCTATTGGATAGGTGAATATATACTCTAGTTGTCGGTAATACTACTCAGAACCTAGAATTTTAATTTTTTGGGTTAAATGGAGTGCCAATGTCATATACTCTTTTACTTGTTCCTCACTTGGCAATCCATCATCATACTCGCTAATAGATTGTAGAGTGTCGCAACCACTACAACTTCCATAGTAGTTATTGGTAATCAAGTAGTCTTCAATATTTGGCTGGTAAGTGTCTTTTGGTATGATGAATATTTGAGTGCCTTGATAGTCTCCGTTATCAATCACAGTCATACCGTCTAAATTCCACTCATCTTCATTAGATAGGCAAACCTCAAAAAGCTTAACTACGATTTTACTGTATTCATCGTATTCACTTTGTCTTGTGACTTTAAAGTAATCCTCAAGTTTATGTTTATTTTTATCCCACTGTTGTATAATTTCTTTTAACATATTTTCTCCGTTGTTTATTTTATTTTAAATTCTACCACACATACCGACAACAAGAGATAAAAGCAATTCGTACCTCACAGCTTCTACCTCCGAACAGTTATGATTCATCTTGAATATGCTCTTTTTTAATAGAAAGTATGTCATTTATAGTCATCTCCCCCCCAAGGTCTCCCACAGAATTTTTATATGCTAGAATCAATGCTATTATGTCTAGTGGTATATTATACCCACCAACTCTTAAACAAGCATCAATATGCTGTTCTTCTTCTGAATATTCTTTTTTCATTTTTACCCTTTGTTTTATTT